GCTATTGCTGCTAACCCACCTCTGCCTTGGATTAAACAGGAAACAACATCATGAGCAATCCTTTAAACGTTACATACGTTGACCTTGTTGGACCAACAATATCTGCTGCTTGGTTAAATGCAGTTAGTGCTGCTGCATTAGCTGTAGAGGGAACTACTCCCACAAACATTACATCTACGTCTGGTCAAACAGTGTTTACTGTTCCTAGTAGCGCAGTAGGTATTGTTTACATAAACGGTATCTACCAAATACCTGGAGTTAGTTTTAGCCGTACTAACAGTACTACCATTACTTTTAGTGCTGGTGTTCCTCTTAACGCTATCGTTACTGTGTTGTGAGGTTGACATGGAAAACACTACAACCGTTAGCCACGAACAGATCTACGAACGACTTATTAAAGTTGAAGCTAAAGTAGATGCTATTGAGAAGAACACTAAAGAACTTATTGAAGCATTTTCTGCTCTTAAAGGTGCTTTAAAAGTTCTAGATTGGATTGCTTCTTTAGCTAAACCCATTGGCATCATTACTGTGGTTGTAGGCAGCATTGCTGTAGCTTGGCATTCCTTAACAGGAAAGTAAGTTAAATTAATTTAGAGGAATCAAAATGATTGATCCCATAACAGCCCTAGCAGCGATACAGTCTGCCGTTAAGCTTGTCAAGAAGATGAGTCAGACGGTAGATGACGTTAATTCGCTTGGGCCTGTATTGGGCAAATATTTTGATGCTAAGAACAACGGTGTTCAAGTAATTAAAGAAGCTAAAGATTCGGGCAATGCCTCTAACATGAGCATTGCTATTCAAATTGAAATGGCTTTAGAACAAGCTAAACAGTTTGAGTCTGAGCTTCAAATGTTATTCATGCAAGCTGGCAAAGTAGATGTTTGGAACAAGATTAAGTCTCGTGCTGGTGAGATGGACAAAGCTGACAAGTATGCTGAACAAGCAGCTAAAGACCGAGCTAAGAAACAAAAAGAAGAACAAGAAGAGTTTTTTATTATTGGTCTTGTACTTGTGTTAGTTCTTGTGCTTGGCTATGTAGGCTATTTGTTTATTGAAGAAAGTGTTGACTATGCTAAAAAGAATAGCCATCCTACTCATCATACTAAGCATTGATGGTTGTTCTGATAGGTATCGGTATACCTGTCAAGACTTTGATCATTTCCAAGATCCCGAGTGTCAGCGTCCTAAATGTTTGTTTACACAGACATGTCCTGACTATTTAGTTGCACCAGTACTGGAGAAACAAGTTGAATCTGTTCAGCAACCACCCAGAACACAAACTAACCGCTGAAGAAATAGAAGTCCGTATTTGGGCTATTGTGGTGCTTTGCATCACTGGTATTCTGTTCTTTATTGTTATCTGTCTCTTGTATTCTGTTACGTTTGTGGTGCAGCCAATCAAGGCTATGGCTCCTATAGACCAGGCTTACACCAAGATGCTTAACGACATTGTGTTGTTGTTGGTTGGTGGTATTGGAGGCATTGTTGGTAAACGAGTTGCTGGTGGTGTAGCTGGTACGTTAGCTGGTGTTAAACAAGCTACTAACCCAACACCACAACTATGTGTAGCTCAACCAATGAGCTACTACCCACAACCTAATCAACCAGTTAACAATACGTTTGGAGCTATGCCTACGTTTGTTAACCCAGAGTTTGATGAGTCGTGGAGAGCACCTCCACCTCCTACAACATCTTCAGATCATCTACATCCTGAACGAGAAGAGATAGCGGCTGAAAGAGCTGCTGCATCAAAGGAAACAGAATGACTTGGTTCTTTACTTTCTTCAGTGATTTGTTTTACATCTTAGCTCTAGTTGCATTGGTTGGTGGTGTAGCTTTATACGGTGTTAGCTATTTAGCTAAACTGTTACCTGTTATTGCTACCTATGCTTTGCTTATGCAAATAGGTGGAGTTGTATTAGCTTTAAGTGGAGGCTACTACGTTGCAGACCATAGAGGTTATGAACGTCGTGTAGCTGAAGATAAAGCAGAGATTGATAGGTTAAATGCTGAAGCTAGAGCTAAAGAAGCAGAACTAGCCCAAACATTAAAAGATAAAACTGCAGCACTTAGAAAGGCTAACAATGCTATTCAAGCCAAAAAGACTGATATTGTTAAGCGCATTGACTCTGGCGAGTTGCGCTTCCCCTCCACCTGTGGTGTACAAACCAGTACAGATGCCGGAACTGCCGGAGGAGATACAAAAGATGGAACCGAATCTGAACGACAGGCTCTTAAAGATATTGTCTCTATCGCAGCAGAAGGCGACACAGCCATTACCAAGCTCAACGCCTGTATCGACACCTACAACGCAGTAAAGGATAAGGTCAATGTTAAACAGTGATCAACTCCAAAAGTTAGGGATTAGTCCCGCATGGGTTGATGGTTTAAACAAAACCTTTGACCGCTTTAACATTTCTACACCTCACCAACAAGCTATGTTTATTGGTCAGTGTGGGCATGAGTGTGCTAACTTTAAAATCTTAGAAGAGAACTTAAACTACAAAGCAGCTACCTTAATGAAGCTGTGGCCTAAACGTTTTCCTACTTTAGAGATTGCTAACCAGTATGCCGGAAACCCAAAAAAGATTGCCAACATGGTTTACGCAAACCGAATGGGAAACCGTGAAGAAGCTTCTGGAGACGGGTTTCGTTTTCGAGGAAGGGGTTGCGTTCAGCTTACCGGCCACGCAAATTATTATCACGCCGGACAAGCCCTTGGATTCGATTTTGTCATGCACCCAGAACTAATAGCTACACCTGAATACGCTGCTTTGACTGCTGGATGGTTTTGGGACACTCACAAATTAAATGCACCTGCTGATGCTTGGGACTTTGTGAAGTGTACAAAAATTATTAATGGTGGGACAATTGGACTTGATGAACGCCGTAAACATGCGGAGCAAGCTCTTGTTGTTTTAAACGGATAATAGCTGTACACTCTGTTATTAGGAACATTTTATGTCTTACAGATCTAGATGGGACAATGGTTCCTGGCTAGTTATATGTGACCAGTGCGGTCGCAAATACAAAGAAAGTGAGTTACGGTTACGTTGGGACGGACTTATGGTCTGCCAAGGTGACTGGGAACCTCGTCAACCTCAAGACTACGTACACGGTGTTGCTGATATTCAGACACCACCATTCGTTAGATCAGAGCAGCAAGATCAATTTATTTTTGTATGTGACCTCATTGGTATCAATGGGGTTGCAGACTATGGCGTAGCTGATTGTGCTGCTGCTAACAAAGATAACGGATACCGTCCTGTGTGTACCCTAGAGGGTTCATACGCTATACCTAGCTCAGGTATTCCTGGCTGTATGGTTCCTAGTAAGATAGCTCCAGGCTTAAACAGCTTCCTTATTGGATAAACAACATGAGTTCTACCTACAGTATTAGCAGCAGTCAAATCATATCCCTAGCATTAGGTCGGTTAGGTGTTCTTGAAATTGGAGATACTCCTGATTCAAACACCTACGCTAATGCTTTGATGGCTCTTAACTTGCTCATTAAACAAGCAAGTATTGATGGTCTTAAGCTGTGGAAGATCTCTGAGTTGATTATACCGACTACAGCTAATCAAACTACATACACACTGGGTGGATCTTCTTCTACGTTGATGTATGACTCATTGAATCCTACGGTGGCTATTACTGACAAACCTTTGAAGATCATTCAAGGGTTCTACCGTAACATCCAAGTGTCTCCTCCTATTGATACGCCTGTATTACTTGTATCTAAACAAGAGTACAACGTATTGGGATCTAAGTTCTCTACTGGTACTGCTAACACTTTGTTCTACGATCCACGTAGCACATACGGTGTGTTGTATGTGTACTTGACTCCTGACCTTAACTCGCAGACTAACATTCAGTTGCACGTAATTGCTCAGATGCCTATCAATGACGTTACCTTAAACACTGGTACGTCTACTGATACTCCTGACTTTCCTATTGAGTGGCAGAACTATTTGGTCTGGGGACTAGCTGATGAGCTGTCTATGCAGTACGGTGTTCCTATGAACTATCGTCAAGAAATTATGCAACGTGCTGCTATGTACAAAGAGAAGCTGTCTGATTGGGACGTTGAAGCTTCTAGTACTTTCTTTATGCCTGAATTTAGGTCTACCAACACTAACTCTTACGGACGGTAAGCATGACTACCGAACGTATTGCTCTTACCCAACCTATTGAAAGTCGTAGCGGGTCTTTTGCTACTGACTCGTACTGTGCTAACGTTTTCTTTGATAGCAGCGGTGGTAAGCGTGATTGGATTAAACGTCCTGGGTTGCAATACGTTACTCAAGTAACACCCGTAACTCCACCCGCTTACACCCAAGCACAAGGGTTAACCCCATACAACGGTAACTTGGTTGGTGTTATTAATAACACGGTGTATCAGATTAATCCTAGTACTCCGTCTGTGAGTACCATTGGTACTACGTCTGCATCTACTAGTCAGAGCTACTTTGTAAGGACATTCCTTGACTCTTACTTATTTATCCAAAACAAAGTCAACGGTTATCTACTTACTCAAGGCGGCTCTTTTAGTGCTATTGGTAATACCTACCTTGTCAATATTAGCATTGACAATCCTGGGCTTAATTACAGCAGTGGTATTACCCTTAGCCTTTCTGCTAGTGGCGCTGCTGCTACCGCCACTGTTACTAACGGGCTTATTAGTACTGTAACCCTGACTAACCCTGGTAGCGGTCTTAGCTCTGCTGGTACTTGTACAGTTAACCTTCCTGCTACTCAAACACCTACTGCTACAGGCTCTAATGGGTTCTATGAGATCGTTGTATCCAGTGCTACGGGTGTATATACAGGTATGTACGTTACAGGTACTGGTGTGGCTCCTAACGCTTACATTACTAGCATCAACGGTACAACCCTTACGTTGAACATTGCTAATGTTGCTGACGTATCTGGTACGGTTACTATTCAAGACTTAGGTAACGGAGCTGTGTTAACTCCAGCTCTTAACTCGTTCCCTAGTGGTCCGTTTGTATCTGGTGCTGTGTTCCTAGACAACTATGTGTTTATAGGTACAACTAATAACCGCATCTACAACTGCAACCTTGGTGATCCTAAATCTTGGAACGCTCTTAGCTTCTTAAGCTTTGAACAGACTACAGATACCCTTGTTGGTATTGCTAAACATTTGAACTACCTCATAGCCTTTGGTGCTACTAGTACGCAATTCTTCTACGATGCTGGTAACTATCCTGGTTCTCCTCTTGCACTAGCTGCCAGCTACACCAATGAAATTGGCTGTGCTAATGGGGACAGCATTGTTGCTACTAGTAACACGGTACTGTGGGTTGGTACTACTCGTACGTACGGCAAGTCTGTGTACATTATGGATGGTGTATCTCCTGTTAAGGTGTCTACTAGCCACATTGATCGTCACTTAGAAGCTGATGACTTAGTTAACGTACGTGCCTATTGCTACAAGACTAGTGGTCATACGTTTTACGTCTTAACTCTTATTAATTCAAACAAGACTCTTGTGTACGACATTGATGAAAAAATGTGGTACACATGGACTCAATGGGCTATGGCATCTAACGATCAACCTAACCCAGGTACGTACTATGAGATGTACTTCCGTCCTACGTTCTATGCTGAGTTGAATAACATTCCCTACTGCTTAGATGACGACAGGGCTATCCTGTACCAGTTGAACACTGAAGTTTACCAAGATAACGGACAACCTATCTACTGTAGGTCTGTTACTAATATCATGGACAACGGTACTACTAAACGTAAGTTCTATGGTCGTTTAGAAATAGTTGGTGATAAGGTAGCTGGTACTATGTACATTAGTCATTCAGGTAATGACTACGTTAGTTACTCTGTACCTCGACCTGTTAATCTAAATGCAACTCGTTCTCAAGTGTATTTAAGTGGTGCTGATCGCCGTAGGTCTTGGCAGTTCTTGTGTACAGATAATGTGCCTCTTCGCTTAGATGTTGCTGAGATTGACTTCCGCATAGGTGAGATGGATCAAGAGCAAGGTGTTGGTGGTAATCCCCAATATAAAAGGTAAGACATGAGTACAGATGTAACCGTTGATAGCAGCAATAACTCTCTAGCTAAAGTTCAGTTTAGAGAGAACATCTTGAATGTCCAAGAGGGCATGTTAAAGATGGCTGCTGAAGGTCTGATGAAAGACACCTTACCTGACTGTAAATTAACTCACCACTACGCCCCTATTGATGAGAAGTACGGTTGTGGCACTTATGCCCGACAAATGTTTATTCCCAAAGGTACGCTAATCATAGGTAAAATACATAGGCATCAGCATTTAAACTTTATCATGCAAGGTAAAGTCGCTGTGTCAACAGAGTTTGGGCCAAAGTATTTTGAAGCTCCCTGCATCTTTGTTTCTGAGGTAGGTCTTAAGCGTGCTGTTATTGCAGAAGAAGATACTATCTGGGTAACAGTTCACCTCACAAAACACTTGGGTGAAGAGAATCTAGACAAGATGGAAGAAGAAGTTATTGCTCCTTCTTACGAAGAACTAGGTTTAATTGCCTCAACTAAAGAACTTCTCACGGAGAACTAAAATGACTTTTGGAATTACTGCAGGTGGTTTAGCTGCTGGCTTAGGTATAGCTGGTGGTATTAACTCCCTTAC